CAATACGCTTTTGCGCCCCTTTTGGGAGGTTGCCTTGCTTCTCTACCTTTGTATTGCTAGTGGCTTCTACTTCTTCGCTAACTTCCTCCGATTCAGGTTCTGCATTACCTTCCTCTTCCGTTTCTAGCTCTTCCGTTTCTTCCTCTTGGGTCTCGTTTTCGGTTGTTCCCAATGTTTCAACCAATTCCTCCTCGGAATCAATAACAGGATTTTCTTCGCTCATAAGTTTCCTTAACTTCAATTGTGCAATACCCCCTTAAAGGTGGAGGTCTAACCTTGTGTAAATTTACTCGGACTCAACTTCTATTTGAATGTCAGGCGCACTTGTTACGATACTAGGCATTCCAACATTGTCATTTTCTGTCAATTCCCTATTACTTAATATACTATTATTTTCTGAAATTGTCTCTTTTGCTAATTCCATGATATTATTTCTTGTTTCTTGAGCTATATCTTTGTCTTGAGATTGAGCACTTCCTGCTTGCTTAAGAGCCTCTACCTCAAGCTTACCTTGATTTTGTAGCTCTGTCTGTGCTAACTTAGTCTCTGAATCCATCTGCTTAAGAACTAAGTCGTTTTTACGCTCTTGCTCTTGTGCAATTATGTAGTTACTCATTTGCTTCATGTGTTCATCTGCTTGCATTAACATTTGCTCTTGCTCTTCAATAGTAGCTTCTGCTTCTTGTAGTGCTTGCATAGCTTGTGGATCAGGCGCGTCATCTCCACCACCTAGAGCTTGAATAAACTTCTCAGAGTTTTCAGTGTCAAGCATTTCAACCATTAAAGGCAACACCTCAGGCTTCTTGGCTTCTTCAGGGAATAATTGCATCATTTCAAGAACACCTTGCACATCCGCTCTACGCTTGGATTCACGCATTGAGCCACCTTTAATGCCAACCTCAGCATCTTTAAGCACTTCTTTGGTTAGAATGTCAGCAAAGTTCACTTCTTGAAACTCTCTATTTCCTTTTTCGTCACGAATAGCGTGCTTTTGTGGGGTGTCTCCTGTGTATGGGAGTAATTGAAGGACGATTCTATAAGTATGCATCATTGATTGCTCTAAGTTATCAGCATATTGGATAGTGTTGACTTCGCCTTGCGTGTTACGTTGGAATACAGCAGAGCCTGACTCATTAGCCCCTTGGATTTGCCCCATCATTCCATCAGCTACACCAACTTGTGCGCCCATATCTTGTGCTACTTGCATCATTGATTGAGAAAGCCCACCTGTATATGCTTGATTATCCATTCTTTGAGGTGGTGCAACAGGTTGACCATTTAAAGTAGTAGGTTTATAAGTCAAGTAAGGAATACTAGAAGTATTTGCGTTTTCCCATTCATGCTCGTAACCTTCTATCTGCCCCTCAGCTACTAACATAGGTGCTTTAGGTGCTTTAGATACCAATTCAAGCTCATTAGACTTGTAATAGTTCAGAGTTCTTTGTGAATCCCAAAGCCAATAAGCAACTCCTGCCCACTTTTTATTCTGCGTCTCTTCTAAAAATAACTTGTCACCATATACAGGTATAATTGGAATATTTGTTATTGGTAGCGTTTGGTGCTCCACAATGTCATTACCTACAATGCGGTAGCACTCTGTTGTAGTTACGCTCACTCTACGCTTGTTTACTACAATAGGCTCACCCATTTCAGTAGTTGCGTTTAAGAATTCCTCTTTTGTCACACCTTCTGGAATCTCATCTAAGAATGAACCATCTATAAGGAAGTAACGCCACTTAGAACTCTCTTTAAGTTCGTAGTAAGTCGCATCCATAACAGAGCCTTGGGGTAGCTTCCAACTTGAGTAAATATCAATAGATGTAGCTGTAACACCTTTGGCAACCTCGTCACCCCATTTCTCTTTTGCCACCTCTTCTTTAGAGTAGGTGAAATATCCACCTTGCCTAGCGTCTGAGCCATCAATCTCTTCATGCACACCTAGATAACATTGGCTTGGATTGTCTACCTTTCCAATAAATACCTCTTGCTCTAAGTTCTCACTATCCTTGTAATCAGTATAAACACGCATGAAGCCTATTCCACCGATAACTTGAGTCTCATGTGCACACTCAACCGCTTCTTTTGATCGTGAGTTAATGTCAATATCTCTAATCTTACCCATAACAAGTTCTGTTAGTTGAGGGTCTTCTAGTTTAATCTCAGGTCTTAGAGGGTTCTTACGAATTGGATTTATAATCCGATTAGCATATGGCCTAGTTAGGTTAGTTGTGACCATTGGGCGGTTATCCCTAACCCTAGCAGAATACACTGAGTCTTCCCACATATCACCACTTGTAAACTCTAGTTGCTTCTGTGTGAACTCGTACTGTTCCCCATACATTTCTGAGCAATCCGTGAGAAACTTCTTGAACCGCTTTAGAACTTCCTCTTTTTTATCGTCTTTAATCATCCGCTAAATCCTCTGCGTCTTGGACGCTTTCTAGTTTTCTCAACTACTCGTTTTACATCGGCATAGAATGTCATTGAAAGAGCATCTCCCCAATCTGGTGAGTGTATGCCTTTTCTACGCATTTCTTCTTTGCCTAGTAATTGTATCTTATTTTGGTTATTATAAAAGTAAGTAATTGTAGATAGTTGGCTAACCTTTTTGTTTTTGGGTAGCTGTCCTGTGTCTGTTATCCATGATTTAAGTTTGAACCATGTTTCTACACGTTGGTTAAGATACTTGCTTTCATCAGCTCCATAAGCACCATTAAAATCGTAAACATCACACACGCCTAATAAACTAGCTTTGAGTATATCAAATACTCCTGCAGAACCTGCACTATCCACGACTATAACCTCACAGCCTGATATTATCACTTGCTCTTTAGCCCAATCCGATAGCTCTTGCGTGTCCAAGCCCTTTGCAGAGTTCTCATAGATTATTTGGTTGCCATGCCTCACTACAAATTCAGAGAAGTCACCACCATATCTTGAAACATCTAGTCCTGCTATTTTACGCTCTTCTGTTGCGTATGGTGTTCTATTTTGGCTTTGCTCTATCATGTAAGGAGTTATTAGGGTGTTGTATTCTTCACCCATTGGAACGCCTAGCCAAATGTGGTCGTAAACTTTGTCTTGATTCTGCTCACTTGCTTTCAAATCAAATAAACGCTCTTGTTCTAACTCTTCACTAAAGAAAGGATTGTCATTAAAGTTCATTTGAACAATTGCAGAACGTGGTCTAGGGTTAGCTACTAAATCCCACGTTGGGTCAGTCGTATACCTAGGGTTAAACGTAACCCATATTTCAGAACCCTTTGCTCTTATCGTTGGAATTAGATTTTTCCAAGACTCGGCACTTACACTCTCAGCTTCCTCAACCCAACAAATATCAATTCCTTCTGTACTTTTCACCTTCTTAGGGTCATTCTTTAGCCCCATAAATATAAAACGAGCACCAGTATAGATGTTCGTAATCTCAGTTCCTAATATTTCGTATTGGTCTTGAAGCCCTAACCGCCAAATAGTGTCCTCAATCAACTTCTTAGCACTCTCCTTAATACTTTGCTGAACTTCACGACAACAGAGGATAAGAATGTTATAGTTGTTTGAATAGTCCACTAGAGCCTCAGCAAATCCCCAAGACTTAGCACTACCACGCCCACCATGAGCAATTTTATATTTATGCTTTTCATATAGCATTTCTAACTTAGGAGAGGCAGGGTTAAAAACAACGTGGTTATCTGTCTGCAAATGATCCTCTGCTAGATGTAACTCTCAATTGACCTTGAATATCTATTTTATCAGGCTCATTTAATCCTAGCATCTTAGCTTGTAACTCAATAGCTTTTAGATAAGCTTGGAATTGTGGCTGTTCTTCTGTGAGCGCCATATCCTTTGCTACTTGAATATCATTGAGTAGGCTTTCTCTTGTAATCTCTAATTTCTCAGATGTCTTTTTTTGAGCCTTTTGTATAGCTTCTTGTATGTTAACCTTTGTTAAGTTTTGTGAACCTTGCATTCTTGCAGTCTTTTCACTGTACCCTGCATCTATCATTGCTTGTGTAGCATTCAATCCATTAGATACATAGTGTTTAACAAATAATTCTTGCTTACCTGTCAATTTTTTAGATGTGGCTTTCATCCGTTCCTACCTTTCGCCCATGCTCAGTTCCTATACTGATAGTCTTAAAGGTATCTTAAAAACGTAAAAAAGGCAAGTCGGTTAAGACTCGCCCTTGGTTTTACTTTTGCGCAGGATTCTCAACTTTACTTGCAATATCACTCAATTCTATTAGTGTCATCGCTTGAAATTGTTTCATGTATTC